TCAAACATCCACTCTGCGGCGGTCAGGTCTTCTGCTGTCCCCCACTTGCTGCCGCTCTGAATTGCAGCATCCGGTTTCACCACAGGAAGATCGTTTTCTGGTTGGTCAGAGGATTCGCCAGAATTCTCGGACGAAAAAGGTTTTATATTGTCTTTTGTTAGTTTGTCTTTTGTGTTTACCTGATTCGGGTAAACGCCTTTACCTGATTTGGGTAAACTTTTTTTACCTGATTCAGGTAAATTTACCTCTTTCAGGTAAACTTTATTTTTCTTACCTGATTCGGGTAATGTTGACCATTCACTGACCACATTATTAATGCCGGTATTCCGCCCGCTCTGAATAAAAATCCCACGCTTTACCAGAACACTTTTTGCAGCAGAACACTTGTGCGGCAATATCCCGGTTAATTCGGAAAGTTGCTCGTTGCTAACCCAATCCAGTTTTTTATTAAAGCCATATGTTTTGCGCATGACAGCCAGAAAGACCAGAAGCTGGTGCTGTGTTAATCCGGCCAGCATCACAGCTTCCAGCAACTCATTTGCAATGCGCGTATAACCATCATCGAGATCTGCCACGCGCGGCTCCTTTTGTGCCACATCCGGCACTGGAAAATTGAATATCTCAGCAGTGTTTGCCATAATTCCTCCCGCAATGAGTGCGTTACGATTTGCACCTGAAAGTCGGCTCTGTTCCCGCAGACCGGCTTTCGCCATTTCTGAGCCTGTCATATTGCCCCCAACATGGTGGTAACCATCGCCATCAATGGACCAGCCAGATCCGGGTCCACACGAAACATCGACACAATACCTTCACTAATTTCCTTCAGTTTCTGGTGGCGTGGTGCGTTGAGAATGACAGCCTGTTTTGCCTCACTGAGTTCCTTTTCCATTTCAGCCAGCCGAGTCATGAAGCTATCCTGCTCAACCAGGTAACCGCGATATTCCAGCGGTAGTACCGCCAGAATTGCCGGGGTCAGTTCACGCACGTTATTTCGGTATTTTTCAGAATCGAATTTGTTATCGAGGAAGCGGAACAGCTTCTGGCGTGCACGGCTGACATCATCAGGGAAATCGATGGTGCCGTCGCCCTGCTCCCGATACTCATTCACAATGAGTGCGGCAACGACATCCTGATTATCTACAGCCGACCAGGCGCGGACGGCATCACGGATTTTTTCGTGGTCTGGAGCTTGTTTTATTTGAGAACGATTTATCACCGCAGTCGGGCTAAATCCGCTAGTCTGTTGGTATGTAAGTGGTTGCATAGTCATTGCCTTATCAGTTAACGCCGCAGTTTAGGCGGCAGAATTACTCGCGTTAAACAATGGTGCGAGGTCGGGACGAATATCTGCTGGTTTAATCTTTCCACCAGTGGCTGAGACAATTTTCATTACATAGCGGGCATCAATTCCGCCACCGTGTAGCCAACGCCAAACTGTGGGTTGGGCTACACCGCATAGATCTGCCAGTCGTTTTTGACTACCTGTAATACTGATTGCGAGTTGAATGGTTTGATTTGTCATTATCAATTCCTATTGGTATTGCAATGAATGAATAATAGCAATGCGTATTAATCCAAGCAATAGCAAAACGTGTTTTGACCATCAATACGCAAGCGTATAAATTAAAACTTATGAAAAAAGAAACTCTTGCTGATCGCTTAAACCTAGCGATGGAACAATCTGGAATGTCTCAAGGCGCTCTTGCAAAGGCGTCTGGCGTAGCTCAACCCACAATCTGGAGACTGACAAGCGGCAACGCGCGCGGCTCAACAAAAATTGTTGAAATAGCTAATGCATTGGGTGTTCGAACAGAATGGCTCTCATCAGGCATAGGCCCGATGAGAAATGACGGTCAACAATCAGGGAAGCCTGCTGTCAGCCATTCAAAATACTTCAAGATTGACGTTCTTGATATAGAAGTCAGTGCCGGGCCGGGTGTAATCAACCGTGAGTTTGTAGAAGTTCTACGCTCGGTTGAGTACTCGTTTGACGATGCTCGTCACATGTTCGATGGCAGGAAGGCGGAAAATATCCGCATCATTAACGTGCGTGGTGACAGCATGTCAGGAACGATCGAACCAGGTGATCTTCTGTTCGTTGATATCACGGTTAAATCTTTCGACGGTGATGGTATCTATGCGTTTCTGTATGACGACACAGCCCATGTAAAGCGCCTGCAAATGATGAAGGATAAGCTGCTGGTTATCTCTGATAACAAGAGCTACTCACCGTGGGACCCGATCGAGAAAGACGAGATGAACCGGGTGTTTATCTTCGGGAAAGTTATTGGGAGCATGCCGCAGACATACAGAAAGCATGGATGACTTAGCAAGTTGGTTTAAATGTTTGTGTGATAAACCAAACTCAAATTATAAAAATACTTGATGCTTACTACATTATAAAACTACACATAATCAATGGTTGATTCTATGAATAGTGAAAATAGCAGCTCTGTAAATAAAAAACATAATAAACCTAAACAAGTGAAATTAAGAGCTTTTAAGATAGAAAACAATAATCTAACAGAAAAATCTAGCCCCGCGAAAAAGCTTTTATTACAAAAGCTAGTTGACTCATCTACCGTAAAAGAACGTTGCATGGTTTTAAACTCTGACGATCTTAGGCAAGAACAAGATTTGATATCGTTCTATCAGACATCAGACAACAGTAATTCTGTTTTTTGTACAATGGTTAGAATTGCCCCAAGCGAGGGAGTTGAAAAGATTCCCGATCAACTTTTTAACAAAAAATCATTTACAATTAGTGATCTCCATAATGCTGACATTGATACAGAGGTCGTATGCAAAAACCATTTCTACTTCTGTATAAGTGATAATTATTTAGTTACCAATCTGCAGATGAATAGGACTATATCATCTCTACAAACTTATATACGCTGGCTGGTTGGGAATGAAATGATTGAATTCACACCGATGATTGTTAAAGGTAATAAAGTTCAGCTTAAGGATATAAAATCAATTTCTGTGAGAGATCCATCTCCTCTTCCAAAAGAAGTATTGGTTCAGTCATCCGATATGAAATCGCCACCATCAGAAATTGAAGAAAAAAATACAAAAATAAAACTTTCACACGCTGTTTTAAATGCATTGAAATCAGCTGTACCAAATTTCCCAAATCTAAAAGAAATAATTGACAATCAAATAGTATCAGCTGAACTGTTGATAAAGTTTAGTAAACCAAGGAGCATGGATGAAGATAGTTATGCTAAACTATTAGGTGCAACATTAAAACCTGTTAGTGATCTTGATAACATTGTATTCAAACGAAGTGATGGTCGCTCAGAAATAAAAGGCAAAGATCTTCTTAAGATTAAAAATGTAACAATTGAGGTTACTGATTCAGGCAAGCTTGTAGAACAAGAGGTATTTCAAGAAATGAGCAGATATTTAAAAGAGATAGAAAATGAAGCGACAAATAGCTAGCTTGCTAATTGTTCTGATAATTACTATCGGGCTTCCATCATTTTTAGCTTGGAGGCCTGATCAGTTTTTGATTTCTACATTGTATTCTGTCTGTGGCATAATGTTTTCTATCGGGTTAGGGTTGATTGTAACTTTTAACATGTCTGGCATTAAAAACATTAATTATGTTAAAGTTATCAGAAAAGAATTGGTATCTATACGAAATTCTTTTTTGCGCTTTTTCACTCTTTCTACTTTATGCCTTGTGCTTAGTGAATATTTAAAAGAGTATGAGTTCAGCTTTGAATTTAAATCCCTGATACTAAAATTCTCTCCTTCAATACTTTTTTTCACATTAATAATTTACGCAATTGTCTTCTTCATAGTAAATTTCCTAAATGTGCAAAAATTAAGTCATGATATCTTCGATAAGATCAATCAAGAACAATAACCCGGCCACCGTGCCGGGTTTTCTTTTGCCCTCCCCTCATCACACACCGTTCAAAAAACCACCACGACCTCACTTCAGTTATCGCTATGCGATGCAAGTCACAAAATTAATTCTTTTTGCTATCAAACATTTAATATCAAAACACATCAACTAATAGCAATAAGTATTGATATCACCAATAGCAATAGCTATTATCACCATATCGCAACAACACAACGATACGGCAACCACCTGATTCACCGTTGCGATGACCGCTTAGATCCGCAGCTTGAATTTCAGCAGGCTTCGGGGAGTGCGAGGGATGAAACGGACGCGTGAACGTCGGTGTGACCAGCTGAAATCAACTCAACATTTCATACCTTAGTCGCTTCAACGAGGCGGCTTAGTTATGACAACCGGCGGCCATCCACCGCCTGAATACGCGCAGAAGTCTTTATATGTTCAGCAGCCCAGCTTACGGGCAGGAGTTTTTATGGTTCATCAACATTACGGAACGCAGACCGTTAATCGCGGTGCGGTCATGCTAGGAATGCTGGTCAAACGCAAAGATGGTACCTGGACTGCATCAGCTAATTTACGCGGACGACTTTATCTGCATCGCGGCATTGAGCGCACTTATACCCGTGACTTGCTCGTGGAAGTTTTTCTCGACGGACGCGGCAACGGTCTGAATCACTAATCCCCTTTCCTGTTTTCCGAATCAGCCTGGCATTCCGCGGGCGATTTTTTCACAGCCATTTTCAGGAGTTCAGCCATGAACGCTTATTACATTCAGGATCGTCTTGAGGCTCAGAGCTGGGCGCGTCACTACCAGCAGATCGCCCGTGAAGAGAAAGAGGCAGAACTGGCAGACGACATGGAAAAAGGCCTGCCCCAGCACCTGTTTGAATCGCTATG